TGATCCTGCGGTACTTGCGGCTTTGTCGCAGCGTATGGGTATGGAACTACCTAACACTTAATGTAACGCACTATTCCTATATGTAGAGCAACCGTGTGGACTCTAAAGGAGAAACAAAGTGTCTGACACTTTTACAAATGACTCAGAATTCGACCCCACAGATGATGGACAAGTTGAAGGGATGGGTGAAGCAGAAGAATTTGATGCACCACTTTTAGACATTGACGAATACAGCGATCATTATATCACTGTTAAAGTTGATGGAGAAGAAGTTCGTGTACCTCTTTCGGAAGCAATTGCTGGTTATTCACGTCAAGCGGACTATACCCGTAAGACTCAAGAACTAGCAACACAGAAGCAGGAACTTCAATGGGCTTCTGCCATTAGGCAGGCATTGGAAAACGACCCTGCTGGAACTATTGATTTGCTAACTAGCCATTATGGTGTGACTCGCAAAGAGGCACAGCGTATGGTTGATGATGACTATTTCATGGATGAATTCCAGCAAGACGACCCAGTGGATAAGCGTCTGCAAGAAATTGATAAACGCGTCAGCGCGTTTGAGCAGATGCAAGCACAACAGAAGCTTGAAGAGGAAATCCAGCGACTGCAAAACACTTATGGTGAAGATTTCAACCCTCAAGAAGTAGTGGCCGCCGCGCTCGCGCAAGGCAACACTAACCTTGAAGCTGTCTTTAAGCAGGTAGCTTTTGATCGCGTTAGAACATCCAAGAAGGCAGAACCTTCTCGCGATACTAAGGCTGTTGAAAGTAAACGTAATGCGTCTGTAGTTTCAGGTGCATCGTCTGCTAAAGCTGGCAAGGATGCAGTCGGCACCGTCCGTTCAATTTCTGATGCCTGGAACTCTGCAAAGAGAACTCACGGCGTCTCCTAACCCTATAAAGGAACTATCATGGCTGGTAACGCTAACTTTGACGCACTTCTATCCACAACGATTGCGAACTATCGCAAGACCCTCACTGACAACGTGTTCACTGCACGTCCTTTGACCTATCATTTGATGGACAAAGGCCGTATCCGCATGTTGAATGGTGGAACTAAGATTGTTGAACCATTAATTTATGGTGAATCATCTACTGTTGCACCTTACAGTGGCTACGACACATTGGCTTTGACTCCTCAAGAAGGAATGTCGGCTGCTGAATACGATTGGAAGCAGTACGCTGTTTCTATCGCCATCAGCGGTATTGAAGAAGCCAAGAACAATGGTGAGCAGGCTATCCTTAACCTTCTTGAAGCCAAGATTATGCAGGCTGAAGAATCAATGAAGGAAGGCTTCAACCGTATGTTCTTCGGTAACGGTACTGACACTCTTGGTGCTGGTGGTACTGACAGCGGTAAGTCTTGGAACGGTCTTGGTAACTTGATTGAATCAGGTAACACTGTTGGTGGCATTAACTCGGCTAACAGCCAGGGTAATGACTGGTGGCGTTCATACGAAGAAAACACTGCTGGTGCTTTGACACTTGCTCAGATGACGACTGCCTATAACACTGTTAGTGTTGGTAACGATCATCCTGACATGGTTCTTACTTCTCAGACATTGTTTGAAAAGTATGAGTCGTTGCTTCAACCGCAACTTCGCTACACTGACACTAAGACTGCTGATGCAGGCTTCCAAAACCTCCTTTTCAAGGCTGCTCCTGTTGCTTATGACGTTAACTGCACCGCTGGTGTTATGTACTTCTTGAACAGTAAGTACATCAGCCTTGTAGGTCACTCAGACAAGTGGTTCGCTAATACCGAATTCCTTCGTCCTGAGAACATGGATGCTCGCTATGCGCTCATCTTGTGCTACGGTAACCTTACGATTCGTAACCGTAAGAAGCAGGGTAAGCTCACGGCTAAGACTGCCTGAGTTTTTCCGACAAGGAATACAGAGAACCCACCCTTCGGGGTGGGTTTTTTGTTGTTATGGGTAACGATCAATTCATCTTATAGGAATCTATTTTTAGGGAGTTATTATGGCTGCAAAGAAAAAGAATGGTCGTTCAGCAGATGCTGCTGCTGGGGCTGCTGCTGTTAAGGCTGCGCAAGCACGAGCAATGAAAACTGCTGCGATTGCAAGAGTAAAGGCTAATGAGGCTAAGGCTGCTGCTGCTGCTGCAAAAAAGATTTCTGCTCGGGCTAAGGCTACTGGTCAAACTAAAGAATCTAGCATGGATGCGGCTGGTCGTCGTTTCCGAGTCACCAAGCAAGAAGGAACCGCTTGGGCCGCTGCTAAAGATAGGGTTTCAGGTGTTGAAAAGGGTGTGAGTACTAATCCTAAGAAACTTTCTCAGTCCAAAGCACAATCGGATAAAGGTACTACTAGAGATCTCGCTAGTAATGCTTCTTTACGACGACGAGCAAGTTATAAAGCTCCTGCAGGCGAACGCTATGGCGATCTGAAGCAATTTTTTGGTAAGTAAGTAACGATTCAGCCTACTAATGATGGCTGGAACACCTATATATTCATACTACGGAGTCTCTGCAAACATAGGCTCACGTCCTTTTGCTACAGCAGACGCTGCTCCCGCGCCCGCAGGCGGTATGCCCTATACGGGGCATACACGCTGCATGGCTAACGAAGAAACATGTCAAGGCGCACGTGCCAAAGGAACTGACTACTGCATAGGTCATCTACGACAAAAAGAGAAGGAGAAAGCTAATGAACCTGGCTGAGATCCGCTCGAAAATTCGTGAGATAGTTGACCTTGATCAACAGGATGTTTCTGACACTCTTTTAACAATGTACATTAAAGATGGTTTTGATCGTATTATTGCTTTGGAACGGCGTTGGCCATTCTACCAAAAAACGTTCACTATGACCACCACCGCTGGTCAACGCTCGTATGCAATTAACACTATTGGTGATGGTAACTTGCGTGAGATCACTTCTATTGTTGATACTTCTACTGTTGGTAATCGTTTGGAGTTTATTAGTTATGATGATGCTGAAGCGGTTTGGGTCGGATCTTATGACCAAGTTCAACGGCCATTGTATTTCACGTTGTGGCAAGACCAAGTGCATTTGTGGCCCAAGCCTGACACAACGTATCCGCTTACTATTCGTGGATATCGTAAGCCTGACGACTGGTCTGCTTCAGATTCCACGGAAGTTGACGCAGACGAACGCTTACATCAGTGTCTTGTGTACTATGGGGTGGCGCAAGTGTACCAGTTGCAAGAGGACATTGAACTCGCCTCCTTCTATCGTAAATCATTTGACGAAGCGGTACGATTAACAGCCGAGGATCTTATGCGTCCTTCGTCGCAACGACCTCTCGCTGTTTCTGATGGTGCTCCTCATAACTCTCGTCGCTGGTGGTTGCAATCACTTGGTAGGACTCTTGGTCAATGAGCCGTTTGTCGTTGCTTCGTACAGACGATTTTACTGGTGGGCTTAACCTTCGCGCTGATCCTTTCCAGTTAGGTCGTACTGAATCACCTGATCTACTGAACGTGGATATTGATCCACGTGGTGGTTTAACTGTACGTGGTGGTATGACGAAGTTGAATACGTCTGCTATTGGTAGTATTGCTAATGGTTCGTTTACTCCTAAAGCGTTGTACGCTTGGGATAACACTACGCCACGTTTATTGTTGTCTGCTAATAGTGCTGTTTATGATGCGACGACAACAGCGTTTACTGCTATTGCTGGTATTACTACTACTGCTCCTTTTGGGGCTTCGTTCACTGCCTGGTCTGCTAGTAATGAAAGTTTTGTTTATATTAGTACTGGTGGTGCTAGTTATAAATGGAATGGTACGACTGCTACTGCGTTGACTGATGCTAGTACTGGCTATGCAAATGATTATGCTTCTCCTGTCACTGGGTTTGCACCTAAGTGTCGTTATATCACGTCGCATGTTGATCGTTTGTGGTGCGCGCATGTAACTGAGGGTGCTACTGATTATCCTAACCGTATTCGTTTCTCTCACCCTATTAATCGTGAGTCTTGGGCTACGAACGATTACATTGATATTGTTGAGGGTGGTTCGGGTATTACTGCGATCATTCCTTTTAACGGCAACCTTCTTGTGTTCAAGAAGCGTGCCGTATTTAGTATCTTGGGTTATTCAACTGACACGTTCCAAGTTGTTAACTTGACGAATGAGGTTGGTGCTGTTAATCCTTTAAGTGTTGTTGCTACTGAATCTGCTGTATATTTTTTTTCTTGGCCTGATGGTTTGTTTAAATATGATGGTCAGCAGTTTATGGATTTGTTTGCAAATATTCGTCCTTTAATACAGTCGGGTGCGGTTAATAATATTGCTCAGGATGAGATTCGTGTTTCTAATGTGAATCAAAAGATTTGGCTTTCGTTGCCTTTGGGTTCTGATACTAAGGTTACTGCTTCGTATGTTTATGATCCTACGTTGAGACAAAATGGTGCTTGGACTAAATATCAGACTTCTGATTCGAGAGGTGTTGGTAGTGGCTGTAATTTTGTTTCGTCAACTGGGACGACTTATAATGTGGTTTGCCATCCTTCTAACGCTTATGTGTTAAAGGTTGATCAGTTGAGCGTGTATCAGGACGATGTTGGTACTGGTGCTACAAACTTTTCTTCGTATTATACGACTCCTTGGCAGGACGCTAATAATGTTTCTAATCGCAAAATGTGGAGACGTCCTGACTTTGTTGTGAAGCAGACGAGTGTTGCTACAAATTTAACTTTGAGTGTTTATCATGATTGGGAAGAATCTATTGTGGCTAAAACTTATCTTGTGTCGTTAGATGCTTCAGGTACTTCTCTTATTTGGCGTGCTCCTGCCACTGAACCTGATGGTAATCCTGGTTGGAATGAAGCCAATTGGGGTGCTAGTGCTACTGGTGCTGTTTTTGCTGTCGGCAAGTCTTTAGGACTTGCTCGCAGCGTCCAATTAAAAATCCAAGGTGAGGGTGGGAAACCTTGGGGTGTTAACTCTATTACCTACAAATTTAATCCTCGGAAGGTGCGTGCCTGATGGCTACTGCTGCTGTTACTTATACGTTCGCTAATGGTACTAATGCTGATGGTACTCAGGTTAACTCTAACTTTACTAGTGTCGTTAACTTTTTGAACACTGAGGTTGTTCAGCGTGACGCAAGTATTGCGTTCACGGCTATTCCTAGTTTGCCTGCCACTGATCCTACGACTGATAATCAGGCTGTACGTAAGGCGTATGTTGATAGTCTCATCCCTGCTGGTGTGATAACTCAGTATGGTGCTCTTACTGCACCGACAGGATGGGTGTTATGTCAGGGTCAGGCTCTTAGTCGTACTAATCCTTTGTATAGTCGTTTGTGGACTGCTATTGGTATTACGTATGGTGCTGGTGATGGTACGAGTACTTATAATGTGCCTAACTTGCAGGGTCGTATTCCTGTAGGTAAGGACGCTACTGTTGATTTTGATACTTTGGGTGAGACTGGTGGGTCTAAGACTCATCTTTTGACTTCTTCTGAGATGCCTTCTCATACGCATATTCAAGATGCTCATAACCATACGCAGAACTCGCATAACCATACGCAGGATGCACATAACCATACTCAACAAGCGCATAATCATGCTGTCTATATTGAGACTGGCTCTAATGGTTCTCATAGCCATAGTGCTTTTTTGTCATCTTCAAATACTACTAGGGGTACTGGTTCTTCATTAACACCCGCTCTTGGTAGTAGTGATTCTACTGGTTCTGCTGGTACTCACTCACACCTTGTTGCAGGATATACCGCTGATAACACGCCATTAAACAACGCTAACACTGCCACGAATCAGGCTACTACTGCAACAAATAATGCTGCTACAGCAACTAACCAAACTACTGGTGGTGGCACTGCACATAATAACTTGCAACCTTATATCGTGGTGAACTACATCATTAAACTATGAGTAAATGGACTGCGCCCGATATTGCATCCATTCGTGGTGACAATAGCAGACCTCTGCAAAAGATCTTTGGATCTTTAACAGAGTATCTTAATGACTATCAAATTAATTCGTTGGACAGTCTTAGCGATGTAACTATTACCACTCCAACTAATGGACAGTTGTTGTCGTATGATGCAACTAACTTTTTATGGAAAAATGTTTCGCAGACTTCTATTACTAGTGTGGGTACGTTAACTGCTGGTTCTATTCCAGCAACATTGCTTACTGGAACTATTGCGTCTGCTCGTATTAGTGGTTCGTACACGGGTATTACTGGTGTGGGTACTTTGTCTGCTGGTTCTATTCCAGCAACATTGCTTACTGGAACTGTTTCTTCTGCTCGCCTTCCATCAGTAAACATTGGAACTACTTCTGTAGATTTAACAAGAGCAAGTGGCGCATTAACGCTTGCTGGTATTACGTTAACTTCTCCTACTTTTACTTCTCCTGCTTTGGGTACACCAGCATCAGGTGCGCTTACTAACTGTACGTTCCCAACATTGAATCAGAGCACAACAGGGTCGGCAGCTTCTCTTACAACATCTCGCACGATATGGGGACAGTCGTTTAATGGTACAGCAAATATTTCGGGTGCAATTAGTGGTATAACTAGTTATACAGGCACAGGTCAAATAGAGGTACAGAACAACAACGTCTACATCTCAGGCTCAAGTGGCAATTACTTTCAACACGGCACAAACACGGGTTCAGGTTCTGCGTGTCAATGGGCAACTGTGTTCGGCATTTTTTATCTCGTTCGTAACACTTCAACAAGAGCCGACAAAGAAAACATTCAACCTCTCAACGGTGTGCTTGTACCTGAAATGGTTGATGCGATTGATGTGAGTTTGTGGAATCGTACTATTGCACCAAACATTCCTGAAGTCGGCCCAATGGCTGAGGACATGAACGACATATCACCATTCTTGGCAACACATGGGATGGATGTTGACGATAATGGCGATATCTGTAGTACACCACCTAATGGCATTAGTCCTAATGGGTGGATGAGTTTGTTAACTATTGCTTTGCAGGATACTCGGAAACGATTAGAACAATTGGAGAAAAAGTGAACGAGCAGGTAGATGTAAACAAAGTTATTGAATCTTTACTACGACAGATTGCGGAATATGCTCAGAAGGTTGCCTTGTTGGAGGCTTTTGTTGCTTCTGTGGATAAGGGTGAGGGTAACGAAAAGGGTGATTAGTGATGGCTTACACTAATATTGGTTTAGATTACGAACCCAAGAGGCGTTCCGCTGGCATGCAGCGTGACGCTTCTTTAGCGATGAACGCGTTTAGTCGTCTACTGTCGCAGCAACGTGGTTCTCGTGATCTTGCAAAACTTGATAAAGATGCCTCTAGGGGTCTTGAGGGTTTTGGTGCTGGATACGGTAAGCGTGGTTTGCGTAATAGCGGTATTTTTAAAAGTGCTTCTTCAGACTATTCGCAAGATTGGATGCAGCAACGCAATGATCAGTTGGATGCTTTGCGTCAGCAGATGGCACAGTATGATTTGCAGGATGCTCAGTCTAAGGCTGGGTATGAGAGTACTTTGGCTGATATTGAATTGGAGAAGCAGCGTGACATTTTGTCTACGGCTGCTTCCTTACAGGGCTTGCGCCCATTTTTAGGAGCGTGAGTCATGGCAACAAGAAAAGTAGGTAAGTATGTTCCGCCTGCAGGTAATCAGGCTGGTGTGCAACCTGGTTTTAGTGCTGCTGTTCAAACAGCTAAGACTAAGGCTCCTCAGAACAATCTTGATCTTGGTTCCGATTTTCCTGTGTACGCCGATTTTTGGGCACAGATCTATGATCAGAATAAATCTGATCCCACTTTAAAAATGACTCCTGCTGAAATGGATCAATATGCTAGAACGGCAATGGCAGGCGTCGTATCTAAAGATAAACCGAATCCTCCACCTTCAGGTGGTGGTGGTGGTACTAAGAATGCCAACAATCCTTTGATGTCTGCTATTAGTGGTTACGCTAAAAATATTAGCAACAATAGTGGTCCTATGGGTCAGTTGCAAAATATATATGATCGTTTAATTGCGGAGATTGGAACTCAAAGCGAAACTGGTCGTGCCGATATTGATAGAAGTACTGAGCAGGCTTTGGCTGCTCTTAATACTCAGACTAATCCATACGCAGATTTGCGTATGGCTGATATTTCTGCAGTAACTGATCCTATGTTTGCGTACAGTCAGGCTGTTGGTGCTCCCACTGGTGGCATTGAGGCTTTGCAACAGATGTTGCAATCAAACAATGCTGCGACAGGTAGCGGATTCAACAATCTTGCTCAGTTGTTGGGTGCTTCCAATACTGCTAGTCAACAGTCTCGTGTTGCTGATGTTCAAAATGCTCGTACTCAAGGGTTGCAGGATTTGTCACAAAATCAGCGTACTAGTAATCTTGCTGCTTTGCAGTCTTTGTTGGCTGGTCAACAAGGACAACAGCAGGTTACTCAGGGTCGTCAGGATACTTTGATGCAACAGTTGTTGGGTCTTGCTGGTCAGGGCATTGATGTGTCGCAGATTATGGCTTTGCTTGGAGGTCAATGATGGCTGTTAATGATCCTTTGTCGTTGATACAGTATCTTTCAGGTGGGGATGGTAGTAGCGGATCGGCTGCTAAAGATCTCAACTATCAGCAGGACTTGCTATCTTTTTTGATGTCGGCGTCTACTGGTATTGGTACTGGTACTTTTGATCCTATGTTGGCTGTGCCACCTGAGTACATGCCTCCTGCTACTACTTATTTGGATTCGTTTGAACGTAGCCCTACACCAGTTTTGAGTGCTGTCGCTAAGAAGATTCGTGCTGGTCTTATTGATCCTGCTTCTGCTGTGGCTGAGATTGCTACAACTTTGGGTGTTACTGAAGATACTGCTCAAGCTGGTTTTGATATGAAAAGTATTCGTGACAATGTCGCGGCTATGTTTGCTGAGGTTACGAGTACCATTGAAGCGGAAAATAAGCATTTTGCTTCTGTCAAGGATTGGGAAACAACTAATCAGTATGGTAAGGCTGGCTTTAGCCAACCTTACGAGCAGTACACGATGGAGACGTTGCCGTTTTCTTCTGCTGTTCAAGATAAGCAAACGCAGTTAGATTGGTTGCGTCGTGAGTCTGATATGAATCGTGAAAAGGTTCAACCTAAGTTTGAATCTGATTTCCAGGCTCTGTATGAGAAGATGATGACTGATTACGCGAAAACACATACTTCTGCTGCACAGCAAGCAAAGATGGATGCTAATTTACCTAAGTACGATATGTATGGTGTCCAAACAGAAGATCCCAATGCTGATCCTAATCAGCAGGGATTTGTTGCGCCTAGTCCTTTTTATAATCCTATTTCTACTGACGCTACGACAGATTCTAGTGGTGCGGTTGTTGCGCCTATTGCGACTCAACCTTCTCAGAGTGCTAAAAATAAGCGTTTGATGGAGGATCAGCAGGGTCGTGCTGGTATTGCTTTGTCGTATAAAGCGGCCGAACAGGCTCGTGCTAAGAATCCTTTGGATTCCAATAAGGCGGCTTCTGACAAGTTGAAACGCGAGTTGATGATTACTAAAATGGCGGAGTTGGCGGCCGCTCAGTATCTTGGGCGTACCCCGTTTAGCGACCAATTAAGCCAGCGCGCTTCCAGTCTTTAATATAGGTAACACCCCCACCTATTAGTGATGGCTATTTATGATCCCCGTTTAGACCTTGCACGTTCAAAAGCAGAACGCGTTAAGTCTCCTTCTGTGCAAACACTCAAGAGTGTTATGCAACAGCAGAGTTTAGGTATGGCGACGACAAATACGGGGCAGACAGACTGGTTCTCTGAGGCGGCTCAGAAAGCGGCTCCTGAACCTGGCGGTTGGAAGGGTGTCCTTCTTGACATCATGGATTCACCTCTTGGTAAGGTTGTCACTGAGGGTGGAAAGATCATTTCTATTCCTGGCAGGATTGTCACTTCGGGTATCCAAGAATTTACTGACATTTTTAATAATGATCCTAATGCCACAGTATCTTTTAACGATTTCACGAAACAAGTTAGTGACCCTACTTTTGGTTTTGGTAGTGTTATTGGTGATCTTACTGGTATTAAATGGATTGATCGTGGTTTGGGTTTCGCTGGTGATGTTCTTACTGACCCTTTGACTTATGTTACTTTGGGTGGTAGCAAAGCGATTGGCATGCTTGATGATGCTGGCCGTTTAGTTTCTAAAGAGGCTGGTAAACGTATTGGTGCTCGCATTACTGGTGAGGGTGGACGTTTTGCTTTGGCTGAACGTTTAGCAAGTCTTGGTGCTTC